GCTTTCTTCATCTCTGGATTGTTCTTCAACAACTTGTCGACCGTGTTTCTGTAAAAAAAAGACTGCGTTACGACCTCATCACAAATTCTAGTGACGTCCTCCAACGATAGTTTTTCCTCGTCAATCATTTTTTCGATCTCAGCCTCTACTGTTGCTAAACTGAAATTCTCGTCTGTGTGAAATAAAGCTGCGTGTACGATCTTCGGAAACGCTTCAAAATCGCCTTGAATCGCGCGTCCGATAAGCTCATAAGAACCGCCTTCAAATAATCCATTTAAGTATTTAATCGATTTATAAGTCAATTTTAATTCATATTCTTTTCCGTCAATTTCAAACGTAATCATTCGTTAATCCCCTTTCGTTAATAGAAAAGGCGGATTATTCCGCCCGTCTTAACCTTCTACTCCGCCGCCTTCGTTTTCCTCTGTTGGAGCGCCCTCTGGAATCTCTTCTAAGGTCTCCTCGGAAATATCTCCGTTTAACACTCCGTCGAGGGAATATGTCGCAAACTCGCCGTGTGAAAACTCCCTGTCAAAAGCAGTGATCATATAATGACCGTATTTAGCCTTTTTAGTACGCGTATTAACTTCGTATATCTTGACAAACTCTTTCGCGAGGATTTTCCTTTCCATTTCTTCCGCAAACGGGTCACCCTCTGTTAAAATACCCTCAAGCGATATCTCTCGCGTAACGTCGCCATAGTCACTCCCTGTTTTATCCTTAGTTGAAAGCTCGATAGAATCTGCCGATAGATTAACGCTACCGCCCGTTTGGTTAAACGGTCTAACTAAGCCTTCCTCCAATTCGACGACAAATAAGGTTTCTTCCCCTTTATATTCGATCGCCATTCTTTATCCACTCCTCTTAATATTTTCTATTTCCACGTCAAAATAGACCCGGTGATATTCCGTCTTTCTGTTGATCTCATCTGCTGGCATCGGTACAACGGCGGTTAAATCACATAAAAAATAGCCGATTGGTTCATCGACTGATTCCTGTGTAATAAAGTACGGTATTTTTTCAAACGTCAGTAAATCGCTTATTTCCTCTTGTTTATGCCGCCTAACAACCGGATTGTCTGCATGTAATCCAATCTGAAAACGATATATAATCTGTATAGCCTCGCGTTGCTTCGATATTGGTTCGAGGTTATTCTGCATAGGCTCTATCGTTATTAGTGGACGCTCTTTCGGAAATTCATAGCCATCATAGACTAAATCCGTCCGTATACCTAACTCCTGCTGAAAGAAAAACATTAATGAATTTTCGAGATCATACTGTTTCATAATCATTTCAAAACTTCCTCGCGGAGTTTTTTCCGATAATCATTTCTGTTATTCCATACACTCTTACGGATAAATCCCTTTTTCGATTTATGTTCGTATTCTTGTCGTCTTGCATACGGCAATGTTCCGCCAAACTCCCAAACAGACGGCTTTAATCGCCTAGGGCTTGCGATTATATCCGCTCGCAAGTCTCCGGATTTAACTGGCGCCATATCGCCCGATTCATTCGCCATTTTCCGAGTATATGTTTCGGTAATCTTGTCAGATCGTCCTTGCGCTTTAATTCCTTTCAGCGTAAAATCCTTCATCGCCTTGTCAAGACCTTTAACATTTACGTTAAAATTCACGCTATCAACCGCCCTATGATTTCGTAGCGATTGCGTCGTCCGATACCCTTTTTATCAATCGCCGCTATTTCGTAATTTTCGCCATCATACTTAATACGCTCTATTTTTCCGACAATATCTGATATTAAATCTATGCTTACGTCAAATTTAATATCGCCCTCAATATGTTTAAAACCGCCCTCGACCGTCCTCTCCGGTATTGCCGATGAAAGCTCGGTTATAACGGCGTTTATCTCGCGTTCTACCTCTTTTTCTCCGATAGGCATGCCGTTTATCGGATCGTATTGTTTTTCGAGATAGACAATTTTTATAGGGAATTCTCTATTTGATATTAACTCATCTCGCCATCCGTGTATTAAGTCGATATCCAATTCTGTTAGCATCATCATTACAACCACCTTTCATCTAAAATATAAGTCGAGTATCCGGTGCAATTTACGTGAGGCATCCAAATTTCCGTATCAGTCGGCTTGTAAATTCCTTTGCCCTTGTTATATTTATTTTTATTCTCTAGTTCGACGCATTCGGGCGACCGCTTAACCCCCGCATGAAATTTTATCCATTTGACAACGCCCGATTCTTCGGCATTATAGCCAATTGCCGCCCTATGCGCTGTAACCGATTCATTGCGGGCTAGCCTCTGAATCTTCCAAGTTTCATTGTCGTACACCTTTCGGAGCTTAGGAATCATAGCGTTTATCCCGTCACCTTTAATGATTCCCGAACGTATGACCGTAGACAATTCATCCCTTATCTCGCCTGATAAGCCCCAAATACGATCGGATAGCACAAGTCCGTCCTCGCCGAACCTTTCAATAGCGTATTTTATTACGTGTTCATTAACCCGATCAAAAGCCGATTTACTAAGCGTAATCCCTACCGCTTTATTAACGTTATTAATCGTCCACTCCGACGTTTCCCCGATAATATTTTCGAGCGCGATTGTACCGTTTTCTCTTATCGACCTTTCGATTTCGTCTAATTCCCGTAATATTCTACCCGCTCGCCTACGCTGTATTTTGCCGTCTTTATCAGCAAAGTCCGCCAGCAAGTCGGATAGCTCGCCTCTTATTCGCCCGATTTCACGGATTGCGTACGCTTGTTGTTTCTTAGATAAAGCGCCATATTCTCGTTCTATTCGCTTGAATATACGGTCCATATCCGCCTGCGTCGTCAGTATCTCCGCCATGGAAATCGCCCGCTTTCTCCGCTTGGCGGTGTCGTATTTGGTCGGTCAGCCCGCTTCATTAATCGAAAGTTATTTCCGTACTCTTTGCCTAATTCCTTGTCGTACTCTTCTTGCAAGTCTTTCGCCAACCTCCGATAATTTTCAGCGACCATTGACTTATCAACTGATTCTTCACCGTCCGTAAATCTAAAGTAATGCGCGACGCTAAACGCTATTTGCCAAGCGCCCTGTGCCTGTGCATAAAGCAATAGAAGATCGTCCGAGGCGTCTCTATCATGCGTTTCAAGCGCCTCTTGGACGAGTTCTTCTGCGTCATCGTATTCGAAATTAGGTACGCCTTTAAATCGCCTTAAAAGACGCTCTACTAGCTTAGATTTATCCGCCATCGGCGTCCCTCCTTATTTCTTTTTTGATTCCGTCTTTTTCTTAGCCGTAGTAGATTTATTCGCCGGCTTTTTCGCTGGCGCTTTCTTCTTCGGCTTAGGCTTAACCTCTTCGATAATTTCGAGGTATTTCATCACTTCGTATTTCTTCGCTACAGCTTCGTCTAGTTCGATTGTAGAGCCGGGAGGGGTTCCGTTAAATACAGCCGCCGTTCTTACTTTAAATTTTTTCGCCATCTACAAGCCCCTCTAAATCGCCTTCTAATGCTTGAGAAATAAAGCCGGGTTTTCTTACGTAACTAATAACATCGCCAGCCTTACCGCCTTCGATAGAGTACCCAATATACCTTTTATGGTCTCGAGTATTTGTCCAAGATATCTTTCCTTCTCCGTTCACGGATACTAACGTTCCCGGACGAGTATCTTTGTCTAGTTCCGCTCTCCAAATCGGATCGCCTTTAATATTGATAGATACTTCATCCCCCTCTTTTAAATCTTTAGTAACCATAAAGTCGGGGTCTGTATCTAGTTCAGCAGCTTTAATATAGATTTTATTACTATCCAAATCAGGGTCGTTTCCCGCCCCCTTGAGCATCCCTAATCGATAGGCGGGTATATCTTCGTAAACGATTGCAGTAATTTTACTCATTTAATATCTCCTTTCTTTTCCATAATTAAAAGACGGGAATAACTCCCGTCCTATATTATCCTTCCGCGCCTTCCTCCGGAATAACATCCGCATAAAGTAATAAGCCCGGATTTTCGATAACAGGAAATCCAGCAGCCGCCGTGCGTAAAATAGATTGGATAGGCTCGTTGTTATCATACGCTTGCAAGATAATGCCCGGCTGAAATCCGTTTTCAACGGTTGGTCCCATCTTAAACGTTCCGATTCCGTCAGATATGAAAAGTACGCGGTTTTCCGGGAATAACGTAATTTTCTCAACTTGTCCAGTAATAGGTGATTTAACGCGTGCGCTAGTTTTCTTAATTAGCCGAACTGGAGGTAAATCGTACGCTCCTAATACCGTGTTCAATTCCTCTACGTTAACTCGATTTCTTCCGCTATTTGCCATTCCGGATACTTCGTTAACAATGACAGTGTTTTTCAAAAGCAATGCCTGCGCTTTACGCGTTAAGTATATTGCGTCAGCCTTTTTGCCGTTATTAGTTTCCTCGTACTGTTCGTTCCATTCGATTAAATCTCCAATAACATCATGCTCTGGATTAGCCCAAGTATTATCGCCGGTTAGCACGATTTTATGATCTTCTGGCATATCCTCCGTATAATCAATTGTGATTTTTACGTTATTATCATCATACGTAACTTGACCCGTTCCGATAGCTTGTAGCTTAGAAACGTTAATACGATCGCGAGTTTCTTTAACCATTTTAGCGCCGTTAGCTGTAATAGATTCGACTAAAGCCTTAAACTCGCCGTCATTACGCGGATTGTGTAGTTTTAACAGTTCGTTTTCCGTAACGATATCTTTCCACCCGTATTTAGCGATTTCGCCCATACGCTTAGCTACTTCATCTCTGTCACGAATCGGAGGCTCTGAACCAAACCCAATCATCGCGCCCATTTGAGATGTCGTTTTAACAACGTTATAAGCGAACTCTAAATCGTAATGATCTTCGTCTGGTAAAAAACCTAAGATATCATCTTGTATTTCTAATGCGTGTTTATCTACTTCTTTTGCCAATCTCCCTAATACAGGTTGTTTAAATTCCTTTAAATGAGTAATTCCCGCCAAAATAATCGACTCCTTTATTTAGTATTGATTAAATTATTTATGAGTTACGTATCTAATCATAGGGTTAGCTTCCTTAAATTCTGCTGGGACCTCTTGAGGTAGTTTATCCTCGTATACAGACCCGCGCACGATAACTTCCCCTGCGATTAAATCCTGTCCATAGTCATTATTAAAATCCTCGTTTAAAATTGCGTGATTATCATATTCCGGCGCCTCTTCTCCCGTCTGAAACGGTTCAAATTTACCAGTTTCTATATTTCTAGCAATCAACGCTCCGACCTCGTTATATCCCGTCGGGAATTTAGTATGGTCTAAAGTAGCGCCTCCTTCAATGTATTGAAGATGCTCGCTTGCCAATATGTTTTTTCCGCCTACGAAATCAGTTTTTCTAAAAATTGGTCCGTAAGTCATAATTAATTCTCCCTTTCTTAAAATATTTTGTTTTTTACGTTTTCAAATAAGGATACGCCTACCTCATCAGCGCCAGCCGTTTTCGGCTTTTCCTTTGCGCCATTAAACGCATTAGGATCGCCATAATTATCCTGCGCCGGTAACGTCGTTTTTAATAGCTTAATAGATTCGGAGATTTCTTCATCCGTCTCGCCTTCGATTAGTTTTACAAGTAATTTCGCTTGATCTTCGCCGTATCCAGCTTGTGCAAGTAGAGCGCCTTTCTTTATTTCAAGCGCTTCCTGTTTAAATTTTTCGGCTTGTTCTTGCGCCTGCTCATATAACTTTTTATACTCGTTTTGTTCTTCTAGTTTCTTACGCTCCGCTTCTTTTTGAGCCTTTTCGAATTCGGCGAGTTTCTCTTTCAACGCGTTAGCCTCGTCGACTTTCTCTTTAAAGCGTGCGTATGGTATCGTTCGATTATCAACTTCTTCATTCTTGTCCGTGTTTTGCGTCCCGTCAGACGAGCCTTTCCCTTCGTCGATATTCGATTCTTGATTGTTTAAATTTTCGTTTTTATTTTCTTTCGTCATAAATATTACCTCCCGCGTGTTTACGCCCGCCGGCGAAATATTCATTATTCCGGGTAGTTTAACGACTTTTCGGTCGGGTCTTATTATTGATTTGGCCAAGGTATATTGATAGTCGAACCGTCAGATAATTCAAAGGTGATGTTGATGCCATCTGACGTAGCGCCTACGACCCCAACGCCATCTTTTCCTCCCTCTCCAGGCTCTCCTTTAGGCCCCTGTTTACCTTGAGGGCCCTCTAAATCGACGTATTCGTATTCTTCATCTCCTTCTTGACGAATTCCTAATTTAGTCCCGTCCCAGTCATACTCGAGTCCTTTACCGACTGCTCCTCCGCCTAATATAACGTAAGGAACTTTAGAATAGTGAGGTTTATTCGCCAAAGCCTTCACCTCCTCCTAATTCTCCGTCTATATCTTCTTCATTCTCCCCGTAACTTGCTACGCTTCCGCTTCGTCTTTTATTACGCTCACTTTCGATCTCTTGTTGTTTTGCCTGTATATTCTCGACGCCTAATCGCTCCATAGCGCCCTTAACCGATTCAAAGCCCGCCAACGTTTCCATTTCGAGCAATTCAACAAGCTCCTTGCGATTATCCGGCAACGGTAGTACAAAACGCATTTCGTTATCGTAGTTATTGCCGATATTTATTACGGTATCTTTGTCATAGCCGAAGTTTGGTCGTCTTACCCGCGCCTGTAAATATCGAATAGATTTTTCATGCAATTCCGATAAATTATATCCCCAAGAAAGCCAATGCTCTTCGGTATCCGTGATTATATCGTGAAATAGTACTTGCAATGCCTCGCCGTTTAAGCCTCCGAAGTTAAGTTCTTGAGGAACTATTTGAGGCAAGCCAGAAATCTCGTGCATTGCGCCTTTGACGCGCATGTACTGATCTTTAAACGCTTCTTTCCATCCGAAGTTGCCCGAAACATTCTTAACGTCAGCTGACTTCGAATCGCCGTGAGATTGTACTTCAACGACTGCACCAGGCGCTTTAACGAATCCGTCCGCTGCTCCCGGAGCCGCATTAGTAATCGCAGTAATCTCAAACATTTCGAATTTAAGCGAATCAATAGCATCCTCATTCATCTGATTAAGTACGTCATTTTGTTCGCGCAATGCGCTAATCTCTGAATCGCCGAGCGTTTCAGAAAGTAATTCGTTTACCGGAAATTCTTGCACCGGGATAAAATCAAGCCCTAGATTCGTTTTTTCTTGAATCGTTTCCAAAAGCTCTAAGTCACTTTCGCGGTATATAGCCTCTTCTACAAACGCCCTTCCATTTTCGAGCGTGTAAGTCTGCTTCCGGATAGCGTTTACCTCTTCGCCATTACTTAGCTCGTATTTAACGCCTTTGATAAAATGCGCTCCGATTAAATCTTCAAAGTCATCTTCCGAATAAACCGGAATGTATTCGTTATCTGGACGAAATATCCAACGTAGTTTGCCCGTTCGGTCATTATAAACGATCTTACAAACGACTCTATCCGCAATTAAACGATCTCTAGCCGCCTGTACCAGCCTCGCTCGCATACGGTTTTCATCCCATAAACGATATAACAAACGCTCATAGTTTTCGGCGCGCTCGTTTTCTTTTCGTTGTTCTTCACTCGGCTCGTAACCTTCCGCTAATACCTCTTCTATATCGTCTATTTGACGTCGGGGTACGGATATTCCATGCTTGCCGCCCATTTGCCAGCGTGCTTTACGGTCTACAATCGCTTTAAAATAGTTCGTAGCGTAGCGTGTCGGATCATAATCTAAGCCTGGTGGACGTGGCAATTCTTCCGCTTTGACTAATCGCCCATATTCATCGCGATGTTGTTTACCTTCGTAATAATCGTAATTTTCGAGCTGGCGTCGTATTCGTTCACGCGTTTCCTTGCCGAGCGATTGTTCAAATGCGTTAAATAATAATTCGTCCATTTTTTCCGCCGGCATGATATTATAATCCGCTTGTATATCGCGTAATCTCGACAAATATTCGTCCTCCTTTCGTTAACGCCAACGGTTCATGCGCTTGATTGTTCGTACAGTTCCTCGTTTTTCCTTCGCTACCATCGTTAACATTGATACTGCGTCAGGAAAATCGTCGTGCTTATGCATCGGATACATCGTAAACTGCTCTAATTCCGGAGAGTTTCGAAATTTACGATGAAATCGGATTTTTCCTTTCTGTATGTCAGGCAATAACGCTTCGATGCGCATGCTCTTCCTGTTTCCACTGTGATGCTTTATCTGCTTTAACCTCGTAT